TGTTTTGGAGTAAAATTATACGCCGGAAAAGGTTCAACTGCATAATCAATCATAGATAATTCTGCTGTTACTTGATTTGCATCATAACTAAAAGAGCTAATATATAGTTTATCAAAAATTACTTCTGGGGTACTTACGCTTGTATTAAGTACTAGCTCTAATTTTACTTTTGGTGGACCTTTTAAGTTTCTTATAATTGGTATAATGTACCTTGTTACATCAGTAAGAACAATTGAGCATCTTGGCGCAGTGTTTTGTTCTTCTGAAGGCAAAGTAATTTGCATTGGTAAGAAAACATAATCTGTTTGTACACTATTTTCTGTACGTCGCACCCCATAAATAATATCGGGTTCAGTGCTTAAATCGTTTAGTCGTTGTGTATAATTATCCGCTAGTCTTGTTAAAACTGTTGTTTCATTATTAGGGTCATAAATTGTTAGCAGTGTAATTAATGTCTGCGAACTATCAGGTTTAAATAAGGCGGCAATAGCCGACTGACTCATAGTAGTCAACCTACTCATGGTAATATTTCCAAAGTTAATTTAACCATCCAGTATCCTGGAGCATTATAATCTAGTGTATATAAATCACCACTGTTACCTTGAGGTACTATACGTACTTCAATCTGAGTAAGTTTACGAGGGTGTGTAAAGTAAAATCTAAGTACACCCCCTAATGAACTACTTACAAATGATTCAAATGTAGCTACTTGTGCAGTTGTCATTAAAAATGAGCAGCTTAAAGTAGCCGCCGAAGCGGCTCTTCTACGCATTTTTGCTGGGCCTGTATCAGTTTGAGTTCTTATAATATTCATACCACCAGTCTCAGAAAACCCACGCTGGGGTACCTGAGGCAAGGTGGTTGGCCAAGTATATGCTGCTGCCATTAACGTCTCACTAGGTTAGGTTGTAATTGAAAATTGGCTTTCATACCAGCATTAATTGGAGAATTTGGTCTGCCAACTTCTTTTGCTACTGCATCGCCAATAATAACTTCGATTCTGCGGTTTCCGTTGCTATCTGTAGTTTCTTTGGTTTCTGCTTGTGAAGTAGAGTAATTATTAACTACAACACTTACATCACCACCACTGCCAGCACGAACACCTAAGTTTCCTTGACTATCGCGCTTTAGGGGCATAATAGCTTCTGGACCTGCTTCACCCATTAAACCAGTACCGCGAGCAAATTTAAATAGTGTTGGTGTGTTAACAATAGAATTAGTAAACGTACCGCCTTTTGCAAACGCTTCGATACCATAGTCAAAAGCATTACCTTTTGCACTGCCGCCAAAGAACTTTGCCCCTGCTAAGATTAAACCTTCGATACCTTGTCCACCGCTAGCAGAATTGAACGTATTCAGCATTGACTGACGTAATGCAAATCTAGCAAGATCAGAGATCATGCTATTGATCAAGCCTTCAAAATCTAGTTTTCCAGTTTTTGCAAACTCTAGTAGCGCGTCGCCCATATTAGCAAAAGAATCTTCTACAATCTTTGAAAAGCCGCGCATAGTATTACTCATAGCATAAGTAGCATTTACTTGCTCAACTTGACTATCTCGCAAACCTAATAATTTTTCACGAGCTTTATCGTAGTAATCTAGTGCTGCTTGACGATCTGTAGCAATTTGTGCTGCGCGATCCCCTGATAGTGGGCCTGCAGCAGTTTCTTGTACTCCTGGAAGTATCTTTTTGCTGTACTCAGACACAGCTAAAGTTAATTGTTGTGCAGTATCTAGTCTTATAGCTTCTAGCTTATTTAATCTAGTTTGGCGGTCATACTCATCTTGAGTAACTGCACCTATTGATTGTTTTACGTCTAGTAGAGCTTGTGACTGATCTAGCCCTTGTTTAGCTATGTCGTATTGTTGAGTAGTGGAAACTAAAATTTGTTCTGTTACTGATGCCTGTAACTCGTAGTCGCGAGCAGTGGTACTACTTAGCAACCCACGTTTTGCTAGCGCTTGGTTAGTTGCTTCTTCGACTTGGAATCGTGCAATAGCATCATTTAACTGAGCTTTGTAACCTGGCAAGTCTGCTGCGGCTGTTCTAGCTGCAGTACTTCCAAATGGTGCAACTGCCATTACCGCTTCTGTTGTTGAAACTTTAGCACGTTCTGCTTCTGTTGCAGCTCTTAAACGTTGAGTTTGAGTATCTTTTAAATAGTCAGTTTCAAATTTAGCACGTTGTTCAAGTGTTTGTGTTAAGTACTCGTCGCTAGACATATAATTATCTCGCAAAACTTTTTGGTCTTTTAAGAAGTCAGCGTCTTGTTTGTTTTGTTTTTCAAATATAGCAATTCTTGTTTCTACTTGAGCTTTTTGTTCGTTACCAAGCTTAGACATGTCTAAGGTTTTGGTTTGAGCGGAGAAACCTGATCTAACTTCTAGTTCGCTAAAAGCTAATGATTTAAGCTCTTTTGGAATACCGCCAATATTTTTACCTAGATTTTTGTCTTTGTAAATATCTAGTTCGCCTTGTGCTAAGGTTCTTTGCTTATCAAGATCGGCCATCTTTGTGCCAGTAGGGTCCATTTGTGGCGAAGTAAGTAACATTTGCATTGTTAGCGAATCTACTTTTGATTGTGCACGAGTAATTTTCATTTCTTGTGTAAGATCAAAAACTGCTTTAATTTCCTTTTTACGAATATCAATCGACGCATTTTCTAGAGTCATTTGCGCTTTGATTGTATTTTCCGATTTAGGTAAAAAACTTATTAGACTTTTTTGCTGGTCTATTGCGCCTTGAGCTGATGCTGATTTTAATTTTGCTAAAGATATTTTAAAAGCATAATCTAGTGAACTAGATGCTGCTGTTTGCATAACACTACCTAGCTTTACTATACTAGCCTGATCTGCTTTTATTTTTAAGTTAAGCTCGTCTCTTTTACCAGTAAATAAAGCTGTAAAAGCGCCGGCTCCTTTTGCTAACTCAGCATCTAAGTCTTTTACTTTATTCTTAGAATCTTCGATTGAAGCGTTTAAGTTTCTGTAACTATCGGCTGCTGCCAATATTTGTGCGGCTGCTTCTGGCGGAAAGGCGTTTAATTTTGAAGTGTCTTTTAAAACTTCTTGAAAACTAATAGCCGCAACTTCAGGGTCTTTAAAAGCAGCTGTCATAGTAGCAGCTTGTTTTGCTATAGCACTAGCAAAGTTTGATATTGGATCAGATGATTTTAATGAGTTTTCTAGTGCTGTAAAAGAACCAGTTACGTCTTTGAAACCTTCCATAACTTGACTAACAGCTGCTGTAGTAGCTTGGGCTTTTACTTTGGTTTCTTCAAAAATACCTGGTAACTGTTTTAGCTTTTTAGGGTCAATGCTTTCAAGCGCATTACCTAATTCTTTGAAATTTATTTTTTTAACAGATAATAGGCTCTTTAACTTATCTTCGGCTTTTTTCTTTGCTTCTGGATTATCTAAATTATCTAGCATTTGCATTATGTTGCCAGATAACACTGTAGCTACGTCGTCTTGTTTAGACATCCCTACTATACCTTTTAAGCCTTCCCAAAGATTGTCAACAGTACCGGAAGCTCTATCAAACTCCAAGAACTTTTTAACTACTTCGTCTACTGATTCTGCTAATCCTGCCATAGCATTAGATTTTGCCATTAAAGACTGTGCTGATAGTTCAGTATTAAATTTAGCAAACGTACCTGTAGCCGTCTTTCCAGACTCATTTGCAAGATCTATTGCAGAACTTAGGGCCTCTGCTTCTTTAGAGTTTGTAGAAAATATAGAGTAAAGAGTAGTTAAAACCCCTACAGCTAAACCAACCCAACCAAAAAATCCAGCTACTACAGTTATTGCTCTTGTAAAAACAGTAGCAGCAATAGCAGCTGCACCGCTAAGCTGTGTGAAACCTTTGCTTAATCCTGTTAAACCCTCAGATTTAATACCTTTATTTAAGTTACTCCAAGCTACGCCCATAGTACCAATACCAGCATCATCAGAAGCTTGAGAAATTAAATTTGCTTTAGATTTAGCTGCTTTAGCTTTTGCTAGCTCGTCACGAGCAAAACCAGCGCTACTAAACTTACTAGCTGCGGCAATATTAGCATTAGTTTGAACATTAATTTTTTGCAATATTTTTTCATGCTCTTTTTCTGAAGTTATCCAAGCATTTAAAGCTAGACGAGCTTCTTTATACGATTTTGCTAATTCTGTATTGCCTGCGGCTGCTGCTTCTTTTTGTTTAGTTTTTAAATATTCTGTATCAGCTTTAGATACGCTAGTATAATCGGATTTTTCTAAAATACCTTGAGCACGTTCATCAAACACGCCTTTGCCTCTAGATTTCTTTACACGAGATTCAGCTTTTTCATATTTGGCAAGCATAGTTTCTGCCTGAGCTTCTGACATATTAGCTAAGTACTGAAACTGATCTTTTTCAATCTTTTTAATGGCGTCACTTTTTTGTTGCCATTTATTTTCTGCTGCATCTGCAGATTCTGCTAATGCGCTTTTATACTGCCCAATTGCTGGAATTGCTTGCTTTAACAACATAGTACCTAAACCCGCAACAACTGTGGCTAGAGCAATAGGGCTAGAACTAAGAGCGCTAATAAGTGGGCCTAATGCCGTATTAACTAAACTAAGTGTTTTAGTTGATAGGTTACTTAACGAGGCAGCTAGCTGATCATAAGGGTTAGCATCAACATTAATACCACCAAACTTATTGGCACCTTCTGCTAAAACTGCGTTAGCAAAAGCTTGACGTTTTTCAAAGTCTGTTAAACTTGCTGCTGATTTACCTATTCGTTTAGCATACTCATCTGTAGCAGCACCAACTTTAGTAAAAATACCTAGTTCGTCTAATAGTTCTGGCTCTAGTTTTGTAATACCTCGTGTTAGTCTGCTAACGGCATCAGCCATATCTATGCCTAAAGCTTTGCTGGCTTTAGTAGCTACTTCGCCTAATTTTGTAAACTGAGCTTGGCTAAGTCCAGCTGAGGTTGCTTTAACTGTTGCAGAAATAGCATCTTGTAAACTTATTGCACCTTGACTTGCTTCAACAAATCGTTTAGCCATAGAACCTAAAGCTATACCACTATTAATACCTAGCTGGTTCATGCCTTCTATCATATTGGTGACATTTGCAGCATTACTTAGTGCTGAAAAAGCTGCGCTAACCGCAAATACGTTAGCTGCCCAAGTAGCATATAATCTAACTAAACCACCTAATCCTTGAGCTTCTTTAGCAAAGTCACGAGCACTTGCACCAGTACCTACAGTACCTCTAGCAGTGCCATAAGCGGCACCAGACATGCCAGGAGCAGATTTAGCTGCTACTGCACGTGAACCTGCAGTACCAGACATTTTATTAACATTACTATAGGTAGCTTCAATTTGTTTAGCTGTTCTTAATTCTTGATCGGCACTTCCGTCAGAACTAACTTTTAGCTTAATATTTACTGTTTCATTTGCCATAGTCTCTCCTATAAGCATTTATTTGTAATACCTATTGTAGGTATTAGACGTATCTTCATTAATCACCCTATTATACCATACCAGCACACCCATGTCAACATATAAATTTTTTAACCAAAATAAAGCCCTGCAAGATTTCTCTGGCAGGGCTTATTTTAATTTTTTGATTTTTGTGAGTCAATAATATTTGATCTTATTCTGTCTATTATTGTTAGCCAGTTTAATACATATTCTTTATCAACTTTTTCTATTCCGTGTATATCTAGTATATCACCGAGACCAGCATAACTTTTTCCCATATAGGAGCCACTCATGCCGTCCCATTCATCACGCAACTTAAAATATATGCTCAGTACCTGTTGTATTTCAACTGGAAAGTCATCCATTTCTACAGGTATTTCCGATTCGATGGGTTCGCTACCCATTTGCTCACATATTTCAAAATACATATCTTTAGTCACTTTTGAGTTTAACCCAATAATAAATGACTTAATAAGTTTTGTTATTTCTTCTCGTTGCTCGTCTGAAAGTTTCCCAAGTCAGTTACCATTTCTGAAATAAACGCGTCAAAGTTCGATGAGTTTTTCATCAAGAACAGTGCGTTTTCTTCAGTAAATTCTAGTTCTGCTTCTGGGTCTTGTCCAGTTAAGTCAACGGGCGCTAGTTGCTCTACATAGCTTAATTTCAAACCGTTCCAACCTTTTACTGCAGCTTGTACATAAAGTTGCAAGAATAAATCATCGTTTAGTTCTTCTGTTGGTTGGCGATTTTTAAATACAGTTTTTGTAGATTTTTTACGAATACTAACAAGTGTTTCGCGGCTTAAGAAACATACGTTAACTTTAAAGCCGTACATGCCAGGATATTCAACTTCTAATTCTTTAGAAGGTACTAACAGTGTTTTCAGGGAAAGTGATGCCATTTGGATTTTTATCCTAATTATATATAACGAAAAAAGAGGGGGAGGAGATCAACCCTCCCCCAAGAAAAGATTAAGAGTGGAAGTAGCGAACAAACAATTCGTTTGTGCCAGTAACGTCGTAAACTTTGTTGGAACCTGTAGCATTACCTGCTGTAGGTTGTGCTGTAAAGTTAATAGTTGTTGTAACAACTTGATCAGTTCCAATTGCTGGAATAGCAATAGAAGTAGAAGGCATTTCCATTTCTACGCGCAGTTTATTAGCCGAACCACCAATATCTAACACTAGAGAGAACATAGGTTCAATAGTGCCAGTAGCCGAATCCAACATATCTTGTAACAAAGCTCCAGTACCTTTAGTAACTGTACCAGTTAGTGTACCAGTGTTTAAGTAAGCTGTTAAGTTACCGCTAATAGCACGAGTTCCTGTGTAATAAGCAACTGGTTGATTTACTACACCAAGTACCATTGGGGTAATATAGCTGATATTATTGTTAATGGTTACATTACCACCAGTTAAAGCTACATAGTATTCAGTGCCTGCTACAGCTTTGGATGAGCCAGCTCCATCAAGCAATGCTTTTACTGTTTTAAGCGTAACAGTTGATAACTTATTTGTAATGTATGCAGCATCAGTTACTTTTTGCGTATAACCACCTGTAAAACTAGCGCCTGTAAAAGTACCTGCTGTTGGAGTTGTTATTGAAGTAGCTAATTGGCGCATAACGGTAGCTTGACCAGTCCACTGAACAGTAGCAATACCATCTAACCCAAAATCAATAGATGCTTGATTTAGTGCACAATTATCAATAGCATAGGTAACATTATCAACAACAACTAATAGACCAAACTTAACTAGTTGGTTATCGTTGCTGGTATGTGTACTTGCTAAGCTAAAAGCTTGTGGCGTTGCATTGGCAGCACCTAAAACTACTGGAGCCCATGCGCTTTTGTATAGTTTTAAACTTGATGCAGTATATGACAATGTACCTGCTACAGCTGAACTACTTGGGTTAAGTAACTGGATAGTAATAGCAGCTGCAGTAATGTTTGTAACTAGACCAGGTTGGTTTACTAATTCAGCGTCATCAGCTACTGTAGAGCTAATACCCGTTACAATAACATAATCACCTTTTGCAAAGGTTGGACTAGTACCACCAGTTACAGCAATAGTTGTACCAGGAATAGTCAAAATACCTGTAGTATTAACATATGTTGGAGCAGCAGGAGTAACAACTGTAATAGTTCCTGGTGTAGTTGTAGTAGCTTCAATACCTAGTAGGGCATTCCATAAAACGCTTTCTTCGCACTTTACTTCGTTTGTTACCAACTTTGGACGAATATAAGTTGAAAACGAAAAGTCTACTGGGGCTAAGCTAGTATTAAAACTGCGTTGACCACGAACAGGTGATGAACCGGCTTCATTGATAGTAACTGTTTCGCTATTAGTATTTTGTGAAAAGCTAAACCCGTCTAGTACTTGAATTTCAAAAGTGTCAGTTGTTGATCCTGATCCAGCAATCTTGCCGGTTGTTGCGTCTACCGAAGTAGTAAAGAATAATCTACTATTACGTAGTAAGTTTAATGCCATAATCTTTCCTTTTATGATTATTTGACACACGAAAACATTTTGACTAGACTTTTATCTGTGCGCAATGTTTGTATGTCGGATGATTACATAAGTGCATAACGCACTTGTAAGTTAATTTCACCAACTGCATAAGGCGCTAAAAGGCCTTCATCAGTTGTTATTGAAACTACCAATATTTCAGTAGTTGCATAATTTTTTTCTAGATCATATACTAGTTGACGGTTTGCATCAACAACACCTTCAATGTCTTCTAGTAAAAACTCAAGTTCTTGTTGAGCATCTTCACCACGACAGTATATTTTTAGCGAAACACCTAAGTACGCCCAAGTAAAATCACCGGGTAAATATTCACGAGTTTCCGAACCTGGAGTTGCATACACAGCAGGAAAGTCGTTTACTTCGTCCCAGAACTTTAGTTTGGGGTAAGCGTTTGAGAAAAGGTTGATATGATAAGGAGCATTGCCGTCTATTAACTTTAGCTTTTCTGTTAGGGCTTTTAAAATTGATGTTCTGCGACTCATATTGACACTGCCCTTAATCTGTTGGCTACACGGGTTTCTGCAATTTCACGAATTGACTTTGAAATCAGCAATTTAGGGTCACGTGTTCTTGGTGAACCTTGACGAAATCCTGGTTCAAATGTTTGGTAAGGGTTTTTCATGTACGAATAAAACGCAGTGATCATACCATCGCGACTTTCACTCATTCGTTCTACTTTAGCAGAACCAGCAAATCTGCCAGTACGATAATTTAGTACGTTACGCTGACTTCCGTCACCCATATTAGCTGAAATAACGTCTTGTAGTTGTTGGTTAATTAAGTTTTGTAAGCTAGTTAGGTTTACAGTACTAACTGGTGGTTTAGTAGCTTGAGAGTCTTTATAGACAGATACTGTAACTTTTTGTTTGGTACCAGCATTTGGTAATGGTACTTTACCATCTACTTTAGAATGCGGCTTAATATTTTGTATTTTTTTACCAGATAATTCACTTAATATTTTATCTGACGTAAACTGTACGGCATCCTGTTTAAGAGTATTTGAGCCGGGTATATCTAGTACACCAAGGTAATCTCGTACACTTTTAAGTACTTGTAAGTATACTTTGCTTTCTTCCTTGGAAAAATTTGCGTTTACATCTTCCGGCTGTACTACAATATTAACAATACCTGTAGGTAGATCACTATTATTTGCAGTATTTAAATAAGTATATGTTACTTTGGGCTGATTAACTACAAGTCTTTGTAGTGCACTATCAAGCTGGACTTTTAATACTTGTCCTTTTTCAGTATTAGCAGTTTGTTTACTAATAGCGGCTATAGTTTCAGCTAACGGAGTCTCTCTGCCAATATGACCTAGCTGTAATATAGATTTAAAAAATATTTCATCATCTTTAATATTCCTTATTTTAACACCTAGAGCTGATTGGCGTATAGAATCTTGTCGTACTACTTGTGATAGTAACAATCTAACTGCATTATAGTCTGCACCTATTAAAAACATGCCACCAGTGTCTCTGACTAAAATAGGCCCACTTAGTAAATTATCGCGGTTAATATGTGTAGCAGCATCTTTTATAGATTTAAATACTTTACCCATTCCTACTGCTTGCTTTACTGCAATAATAAAATATTCGTAATATGCACGTAAGTCAGAGTTACTTAATCTATAGTTAGTCATTGTATTATTAGTCACAAATACGCTGTAACTAATATTTAAACTATGTATGCTAGTATTTAAAAAGTCTCTAGCTGTTTTAAAGTTTTTGAACTCACTTTGTACCGCATTATTAATATATTCTCTGGCTTTAGCCTTACTCATAGTTAATCATAACTCGCTGTATATAAGTCTAAGATACGTTTAATAGGTGCTGGTAGGTTAGTTGAGCTAACATACTCAATTTGCATTGTATTTGGACTAGTTGATTTTGTACTGTGTACTACTGAGTCATTGCGTAAGTAGTACTGAATCAAATCTAGTATTGCTAATTTTAAATCTTGTGGTATTGTTTCGTAGCCAGCCGTATAAGTTACACGAAATGCGTTAACTTTTTGGTAGTCCACATAAGGGTAAACAATAAACTCAACCGCAGCTGTTTCTGTGTCGACTACGTAGTCTTCGTACTCTACAAGAGTTGTGTACGTTTTGCCAAAGTCATCAGAAAAATCAACTGAGCTAACTTGTAGTAGTGGAGTTTCAGCAAGTAAAAAGCGACTGTTAGTGCAGCTGCGCTTTGTTTCTGTTTTTGCATCGTCTACAAAATCCACAAAAGTTCTGCGGCAAATTGACTTTACTAGTTCACTTACTTTGGGTATTAGTGCAGCAATTGCTGCATCTTGATTTGTACTGGAAATACCTGAGTAGGACTTATATTCAGCAACTGTAACTAAATTTTGTGCCATTTTATATCCTTTATCTTTTACATCCCCTGCACGCAAAGGATGTAAAAGACGGAAGCCGAAGCTTCCATCTTTATTACTTAGACTTAAGCAACGTAACGTAGAGCTGAAACACCAGCACCTAGGTTAGTAGCGATTTGAGTCATACCAGTACGTAGGCTAGCTACTAGAACACGACGTTGAGTTTCAACTAGTTCTTGTGTATCCATACGTAGACCGCGTTGGTTACCAACAATGAAGTTAGGTGTGTAAACTGCAATTGCGCCAACGTTAGTTAGAGTAGCTGCAAGATTAGTACCGTTAGTAGCAGCAGGTAGTTCAGCAGAAACTAGAACTGGGCTGTTACCGATTTGACCAATTTGACCTGTTAGTAATGTAGCTTGTGGACCAACTTGGTTCATTGTTTGGAAAGCTGTATCTTCTAGCAAGTTGTAGTATGTATCGGTGTTAACGATAAATGTTACTTCAGCTGGATCTAGACCTAGTGCACCTAGGGCTTTACGTAGAGCGCGCATGTTAGCCATAGTTACTGCAGTAGCTGCTGGAGTTGTAACTGAAGAAACACCTGCGTAAGAAGCAAGACCTTTAACTGGGTCAGTACCAGCACCAGCGCCTAGCAAGAATGCTTTGTCGATAGCACGAGCTGTACGACGAACCATTGCATCGCGAACGATTGGCATTAAAGCGATTAAGCTATCTTCTTCTTCTTCGTAAGCCATATATTCGTTGGTAGCAACTTTATATGCATTTAGTGTGATTTCTTTCAACTGGTGCGTAGCGTTACCACCGGCGCTGTTAGTAGAACCAAACTGTGCGTTAGTAACCCAAGTTGCGTAACCTGCTTCTGGGTTTACTGGAATCGTCATAACGTTTGTTTGCATAGCAACGTTACGTAGGATTGGAGCA